CCTGTACGAAGTCTACTATCTCTGTCTAGCTGTGGATAAATTTTATCAAGATATGTACTCTTGATCTTAACTTTCTGTCGTATGTCGAGTACTAGTTGTGGTACTTCATGTTTCTCTGCTAATTCTTTTAGCACTTCTGCATCCGTACTATGTGCACCTGTTCCTGTCTTTTTACCTGTAGGTTTTAGACCTAAGTAATCAAACAATAAACCTCTGAGTTGCAATGTACTATTGGGGTTAAAGTCTTTACCCTGTGAATGTTCAAACTCTTTAATAGCTGGATAGGTATATAACTTTTCAACTGCTTCGTCAATTTGTGTTTGCATTAGTACTGAAGACGTTTGTAGTCTTTCTTTATCGAAAGGTACTCCAATATCTTGTATGTCTGTTAAGAAACGACAGGCAGGTAGAAGTATATTCTTGTACACTCCATATAGTCTATCATTTTTTACTAATGCATTTTCAAACTTCTGAAATAAAAGAAAGGTACACACAGCATCCATCGCAGCATAGCCTTTCATAACATCAAAGGGGATTAAGTCCCAAGTGAAGCTACCTTTGAGTATGCCGTTTCTACGACAGTAGTCATCCATCCACTCGTACATTCCTTTCTCATAATCTCCATAAGGTGTGTACTTAAGTGATAGTTGTTTCAAACCATGTGTCCCAGGATTCTCGTCTAGCATATAATGAAGTAGCATAGTATCTTCGAACCTTGGGAACTTAAACCCAAAGTGATATTCAAAGAAGGCTAAATCAAACTTAGCATTATGAAATACTACTCTCTTTTTATCAAAGAGTTGTTGTAATAGTCCTTCTGCTTTTTCATCTATACACTCACAATCTATGTATGCTCCATGTTCTTCTTCATAAGATAAACTGATACCAAGGATATGACCGTCTCTAGGATATAATCCAGATGTCTCTGAGTCAAGACCTATAAAATCATTATCATGATTCAATGCATTATCTAGAAATCTATATAGTTCTTGACTTTCTGTAATGCCATAGCATTTATCTTCGCCAAGCTTTTGTTGTTTTAGTTTTCCTTGTGTGTACTTAATAATATTAGATTGTGATTCTTCCCATGTTTTCTTAGCTTCAGGTTTGAAGGCTAACATAGCTGGGTTTATTACTGGTAAGTACTTGTCATCAATACAACGACCACTGTACTCTGTTACAGAGTTTTGATTTGTGAAATACTTTAGGCACTCTGAACCTACTAGTATTATCCAGTCGTAGTCATCTTCATTGATAACTATATCACAGTCTCGTTTTAATACTTTCTTTACTGTTGGATCAGAACATAATTGGAACTGGTCAAACTGTATTTCATTGTTAAATAATCGCACGTAGTCATTTCGACTAGGCTTGCTCTCTACTAAGGCTATTTTAGCCATATAATGTCTCCTTTAAATCTTTTACTTTTTCTTTGGTTAGTGCTCCCGCATCTTCTAATTGTATCGGTAGCTTTATGTTTTTTGAGAGTAGTCCTGCAATCTCACACATCTCTACGATTCCTACTGCAGCTTCTTGTCCTGCTGCATCTGGATCAAATAATATGTCGATTCCTTCTACTCCTTGCATTTTTAATAATTTTAGTTTTTCTATGTCAATGTTTCGTGTACCAAAACAACACAGACTATTTGTTAGTCCTTTGTCATGTAGGTTCAACGCATCAAATATACCCTCTACTAATATTACACGCCCTTTGATGGGGCGGACTCGAGCAGGAAATAAAGGCAATACTGCTTTTGGGGGATGTATTATATACTTTGGAACATCAGTGGGGGACTGTGTTCTGCAATTAAATGCTGATATTTTTCCTGTCAAGTCCTTAATTGGAAAAGAAATTCTGCCTGTAAATGGTTTGTCTGGATGCACGAAGGCATCAAACAATTTGTATGTCTCTGGTGAAATCTGTCTCCAGTTTCCTACATACGGCATAAAATTCTTTGGCATCTTCAATCCTACGGAAGATGCTCTTTTTTCTTCTATCTTTCTTCTAGCCTGTTCTCTGCGAATATCTAATGGATTAGATGGCGCATCGTAATAGTTAAATATATTACCTTTAAAGCCACAAGAAAAACAGTTGTAAACTCCTGTTATTCTATCAATTCTCATACTTGGGTTGCCGTCATCATGCTCAGGATTTAAGCATGCAACTACGCAGTCTGCTGGAGACAACTTATAATCTATCTTTCGTTCTTGTAATAGTTCTTCTACTGTCATGTAAACATATTGATTGTAAAGCCAAGCACAAAAGCCACACATGATAATATGAGAGCCATTGTTATAGCATAGAAGAAGTGTTCTAAAAATTCTTTCATTTCTTTTTGTGTGCCCATCCTGTTAATTGATCTCCTAGCAATTCGAACTCTGTCATCTTAGTCCCGCCAGGGTCTTCGTCATATTCATAATACCTACTCTTCCAAGCAAGCTCTACCATTTGAAACCATATTGCTATGGCATCATCTCTAAATTTTTTGTCTCCCCATAAGTAAAACATATTCCACCATTCTTTCTCGAATCGGAATACATCTATAATCATCTTCTCGAACATTAGTCCGTCTCTATGTGTATCAACTATCTCATGCAAGACTCTAAGTCTTTGACTCCCTGCAATCGGATAGTAACTGGGCATGGTTAGTATTGGGGATTTTATACCATGCAGTATTACACTTTCCATAAGTGGTTCATTAATTGGAACTTTGTGTATGTTCTCTTTAATTGTTTTTGTTTGCAATAGAAATCCTACAGTCTGATTCTCACGACTGAAAGGTGGCAGAGCAATTAACTCTGCCGTTTCTTTACTGATTCTATCTGCTGCCACTGTTCCTTACTTTTCTCCAAAGTCCATGTCTGCGTCTTTTTTCTATTTCCATGCGTACCATATAAGTTCTAATTAGTGCTACTACTGTAAATATGAAAGTCGTAACAAGTGATATTAAAACTGCACTTGTCCACTCCCATCTTTCGATCAGTAGCCATAATAAGAATGTCTGCAATGGAAAATTAATTAAAAGAGCAGCACCTACTTGCACTACAGATTCTTGTAGTGCGGCTTTTTCTGTTTTAGTCATAATTCATTTCGTCCCATAATTTATTTTCGTGTTCTGTTTCGTATATACTACGAAACTCCTCTATTGTTGGTTCTGCAATCCTTAGATTGCCCTCTCTTAGTTCTCTAACATATCTAGTGTATGCTATGAGTAATTGTTTTTCTGTGTATAATACCATCATATATCGTCTACGTTTTCTCCTGTTGCCATATTGTTAGCTATTGCTTCTTTCTCTTTAGGATTCATGGCAGACTGTGGACCAATCTTTAAGGTCTCCCAATCTATTACACTAGTAAAACTTTCCATTCTGTTACTTCTCATTTTCACACAATTAAAAGTCATACAATTATCTTGCTGTTCCCATGTCTCTAGTGAGTAAGCCGCATCAGCCGCATCAAGAATACCTTTTGCAAACCTAGCTTCACCACTCGCATCTGTTTGATACGGGGCAAACACCATAGTTTCATACTCTTGTGCATATAATTTCATTTTCTTACTTACTTCTATCTGTTCTGTCCAATCATATTGTCCACCACTACGGCTTGGAGCATTATGTCGTTTAACTTGGTTTAGATAGTCTACTATCACTACGCCTACATCTAGTTGATTTACTTTTTTATCTAACTCGGATTGAATCTTGGATAAAGTAAGTGACGGATCGTATATTACATCTAACTGTCTTTCTTTATGTAGGTCTAACTTGGTTAATTTCTTATGAAATTCCTCAAAGTCATGTGTCTTTTTAAACTCTGGTAGTAATTCGTGTCCACCATCAAAACGACCTGCCCACCATCCACCGACCATGTTCCATTCCTCACTAGAAAGCATTTTGTTTCTAAGTCGGCTAAAGGGGATCTTGGTGGATATGGCACATATTCTTTGTAGAATTGATCTACTGTCCATTTCTATTGTAAAATAGATAGCGCTACGACCTGAGTCGTATACGTTTGATGCGAGGTTACAACAAGTAAGTGATTTACCTGAGCCTCTTCGTCCGCCTACTAACACTAAGTCTTTAGGCGAGAACAAAATCTGTGAGTCATACTCACTGTTGAGTCCTAAGGGTAAGTACCTCGATAGTTCCTTGTCATCTTCAAATAAGGAAATACTTTGCATACTTTCTTCGGGAGCTTTGACATCTACCTTGTCACTTACCCTTAAAACTATTTCTTGTAGTTGTTCTATGTTTTCTTCTGCTGTTGCCATTGCAACTGTGTTGTCAATATATGCATCGAGTTGGTCTAGTATTTCTACTTGTGCATATTCATTCTTTAGATAGTCTAATAAAAGCCAAGCGTCTACCTCGACATCTACTGACTCGATTGCGAATATTTTTTCTTGGAGTTGTCGATCTCGCACTTCATAACGGAGATCTTCGAATTGTGGAAGGTCTTGATAATTATCTATATGTTTATCAAGGATACGGAAAATTGACTGGTACTCGCCAGGTAGGTAGTGTTCTTTTAATTTAGCCCATGTGTCTAAATCTTTCTGAACTATAATTTGCTTTAACAGCGCTGACGCAATATTCAATGACCTCTCCCAAAGTAATGTAAAAAATAGGCAGGAGCGAACCCCTGCCTTGACTAATCTAAGTTAACTTAGAAATTAACTAATGTCTTTCTTAGCTGCGCCGTTGTAGTCTGAACATTGTAGACCACGTCTTGTTAGCATAGTTTTTACACCTCTAACAGTTTTGCCAATCTCATCAGCAATAGCTTCAACAGTCATATCTTCAACATTAATATCTGCAAGAACATCTGCTTTAGATGAACCTTTAGTTTCTTTTTGTTTTGGGATAGCGTTGATTTCGCCACTTCTTAAAAGAGAAAGAGCTTTTCCTCTGATTGAGTTAACAGATTTGTCTAATGCAGCAGCAATCTCTTCAACGAAAGATCCACCGTTAACCATTTCAACAAATGTTACTTCTTCTGTAGGAGTATAAGTTCTAACTGTTTCAACTTTAGGAGCAGGCTTAACATGAGAAGTTAATTCCATTGATAAGATTTTTCCTTGGATTGATTTAGCTGAGAAGTGTCCGCCTTCAAAGTTTGATGCAATTTCTGCATATGTGTAGTCGCCTGAGTTATCAGAAACGAATGCACTTAAAGTTGCTTCTTGATCTTCTGAAAAAGATTTTGAAGCGGATGCTGAAGCTAGTTCAACATCAAATCCCATCTTTCTCAATTTGCTAGAAACTGATCGTGTAGATGTTTCTAATTCCGTTGCAGCGCTAGCTACAGTAGATTGAGTGATTGGGCTTTCAGAACCAACAAAGTCTGTTAGTTGTTGAGTTCTTTCGTCTGTCCATTTTGGTAATGCCATTTTATTATTCCTCTATAATGTGTTTTAGGTTATTAAATATTTTTATCCCTAGTTCTTCTGCTTTCTTAGTTTTTGAACTTGCAATTCCACTCTCGTTAAGTAGGATAGTTACATCTTTCGTTAAGCTATCTTTTACGATAAAGCCGTATTTTTCTAATACTTGCTTAGCGGCTGCTTTAGTTGGATAGCTTTTCAACTTACCACTAATGCAAACTGTTCCCTTCGTGTCTGTAAGACTGACTTCTGCCTGTTTATCACAAGTAAAAGAAAATGGGAGTTTATCATAACCGTTCGTGAAGAAGGTATTCTCCAACCAAGTTAGAAGGCTCGACGCCGCTTTCGGACCCAGACCTGCTTCTATACATATCTCTGGGGTTATCTCATATATTGATGAGATGTGTTTCGCTAATTTATTAGTAGCACTTGAGCCAATCAGCGGTATCGAAAAAGCTGGTAATAGAGTTATGAGGTTGACACTCTTTGAATTTTGAATTTCTGTGTGTAGTTTCGTACCTAGTTTCTCTGAATCCAGTAAAGATGATATTGTAACTTGGGATAAGTAATAAATATCATCATAATCTTCCAGACCAAGTCTATCTATAGTAGATGGACCAAGTCCTTTAATCTTTAGGGTTTTTGCAAAGTGTTCTAAACGCTTTGCTGATCTAGCAGAGCAGAGACCATTAAGACAGAATAACTGATCGTTTACAAATTCCAATTCGCTATTGCAAGTTGGACAATTTGTTGGCGGTACTATCTCTCTCAATGTTTCTCTTTCTCCTAAATATGATACTATTATATCAAACGACTGACCATTTGTCAAGAGTTATTTTTTGGAAAGTCTGATAAAATAAGGGATGAAATTTTGAAGCACTCCGTATGCCCACCAAACTTTTGTTTGGGTTTATAACTATCGGCTTTAAACTTCTCGTGTAGCTGTTGTTCGTATTTCCAACAGTTGTAGATGGTGTCGTGGTAGGTTCGTTGAATACGCAAGTCATACCCTTTAAAGCCACGGCTTCTTTTAATTACATGTCGCCAGTCCTTGCCACTAGCGATTCCAACCTTGATGCACTCGCGCTCAAAGGTTTGTTGATTAACTAATATAACCCCATAAAGAACACCTTCTCTTAGTTGTTCGTCGGGGCGATTGTTAAAATAAGTTTGATTGTAGACTCCTTTGCTCATAGCTCTGTCCACCAGCGTAATACTAATATTGCTACTATGACGAAGCTAAACATAATGATAGGTGTAATATAAGTTTCCATTACCACTTCAATCCGTTTTCTAGTGCGTGTATGCAGCCTTGATAGAAGTCTCTATCTTCTTCGGATATGAACTCCCATTTATAATCTATGTTTGACATTTCGGTATATACTGTTTTTGGGTCTGTAAGATGCACTTGATCAACCATTAGTTGCTCTAGCGAATCAAATTGTTTACTAATTTTTTCTTTATAAGCACTAACTTTCTTTGAGCTAGCGTTTTGTTTTCTTCCCCAAATGCGTTCCCACCCATCTAGGTACTCGTCTCCCCCTTCGGGGCGTCTGTTACTTCCTTTTCCCATTACCAGTTATTAACTACATTTGCCATAATGAACAATGCACATATAAGATTAGTAAGAACGACTAGCGATCTTATTATTCCTATTGCATTTTCATTACGCTTATTATAGCCATCCTCTTCATCGAACGAGCCAAGGGCGTGTTTCAATACTGTCCACATTCTTTTCATCATATACCAACCTCTAAGGCTAAGCCTATGTCAATCATAAAGAATGCGAAGATCATCATACCGAA